GCGCGGGCGATCCCGCGCTACCGGCATTATCCCTACCGCTCGCCGGAGCAGATGCGGCGCTGCCTGCGCGAGAAGGTGCAGGAGCGGTACTGGCAGCCGGATCACGCCTGGCTGGCGGAGAGCGACGGATTTGTGGACTGCCTGCCGCCGCCGAAGAACTCGCCGCTGGCGCAGTGGGATAGGGTAGCAAAGTACGATGGCGACCTGCCGGAAGCCGAGCAATTCCTTCCGGGGTGGTGGAGAGGATGAGTTTGTCGGACCTGTCGGACGGGTCTGACAAGTCGGACAAATCTCCTTTTCCAGCGCATGGAATTCACCGACCGCTCCCCGTTTCCATGATCTGGAACAAAGTTCACCCCAAACCATTGACATCCATTCTCAGGAGTCCTATAGTTCAGAAGATGAACATGAGCGTTCACGCAGTGAACGGAGCAAAGATGAAGCCCTGTAGCAGACGCTGGCGCGCCGCTACAGGGTGGGTCAGGAGCAAGATGATGAAGTAGGTTGCTGACACAACTTGACGGGCACAACCGCCGGGGACGCTCGGCGGCCAAGTCCCGAAATGAAGGCCGGCTGTTTGGAGCCAAACCTCCTTACAGCCGGCCTTTTTCTTTTGGCGCCCGACAAGTTTCTACGGAGGCAGGATGGCGGACTTCACGACCTGGGCGGCGCTCAAGACGCAAGTGCTGAACGAGATGGCGAACGGCTCGGTCCTGACCAAGAGCTATTCCCTTCCCACCGGCAACAGCCGGACCTTCCGCGACATGAGCGAAGTCATGGAGTTCCTGAAGCTCTGCGACATTCAGACGCTGGCGGAGTCGGGCAGCCGCGTGAACCTGGTTGAGTACGGGAGGCCCGCATGAGCGTCCAAGTCATCGCCGGCGCGGACCCCAAGCCCCTTGTAAAGCTGCTCGAAACGACGTGGCTTGACCGGGCCGTGCTGTGGCTGGACCCGCAGCGCGGGATGAACCGCATCCGGTGCCGGACCTCGGCGCGGCTGGCGGAGCACTTCACGCGCTCGGCGGTCGGCGGGGCGGCGGGCAACAGGCTGCGGATTGACTGGACATCGAACACCACCACGCTCGACGCCGCGCTTCGGCAGGACCGTGCGCGCATCCGCAACATCGTGCGCGACCTGTGCCTGGGCAACCCCTACGCCGCGGGCGCGCGCAACCGCGTGCGGGCGAACGTCGTCAGCACGGGGATCACGCCTCAGTGCGCGGTCCAGATGGACACGCCGGAGAGCGAGCCGGATATCCCGCCTCCGGGCTGGCGTCCGATCAGCGAGCGGGAAGCCCACCGATTCGAGATGCAGGCGGAGAAGTTGTGGGACGAGATTGCCGAGTCCGCGGACGTGGAAGGGGACAGCAGCATCTACGAGATGCAGGGGATCGTGCAGGACGGCCTGGAGGAGTCGGGGGAAATCCTGGTCCACTGGCCGCGGCTGAAGCGCAAGGGGCACCCGGTGGGGTTCGGGGTGGAACTGATCGAAGTGGACCGGCTCAGCACGCCGACGACGAAATGGAACGACCCGAACATCCGCGACGGCGTGGAGGTTGACCCTGCGACGGGCGAGACCGTGGCGTACTGGGTGGTGGACGTCCACCCCGGCGACGACCTGGCGCAGCGTACCGGCAAATACACGCGGATCCCGCGCTGGTACGACGACGGCACGCCCAGGATGAAGCTCCTGTACTACAAGCGGCGGCCCGGCCAGAAGCGCGGCTACAGCAGCTACGCGCCCTGCCTGGAGATATTCGAGGACCTGCACCGCTACTGGGAGGCGGAACTGGTGGCTGCGCGCGTGGCGGCCTGCTACGCGGCGTTCGTCACGAGCCCGGTCGCAGGTCCGATGCAGGTGGCAGCCGGCACAGTGGACACGCAGGGCAAGCGCCGGGAGAAGCTGGAGCCGGGGCTGATCTGGTACGGGGCGCCGGGCGAGGATGTCAGCTTTGGGGACCCCAAGCGCCCGAACAGCGCCTTCGGCTCGTTCACGGAGATTCTGCTGCGGAGCATCGGGGTCTGCCAGGACCTGCCGTATGAACTCATCGCCTTGAACTTCAGCATGACGAACTACTCCTCGGCGCGCGCGGCGCTGCTGGAGGCGCGGCGGACGTTCCAGACGAAGCAGCGGTTCCAGGTCAACGGGTTCGGGCGGGACACCTGGCGGATGGCGATGCGCGAGGGGATCGCCAGCGGCCGGCTCGACGCCCCCGGGTTTGCCGGCAGGCAGTTGGACTGGCTGGCCGCGACATGGACGCCGCCGGGGTGGGGCTGGGTTGACCCGGTGGATGAGGAGACGGCCGCGCGCGAGAGCATCCGGGGCTTCCTGAGCAGCCACGCGGACGAGTGCGCCGCGCAGGGGAAGGACTTTGACACGCTCGCCGAGAAGTGCTCGCGCGAGCACAAGAAGCTCAAGGAACTTGGGCTGCCGTCGCCGTGGGATGCGATAGCGCCGGGTGCGGCATTGCGCGATCCGAAGTCTGTGGCCAAGCCGGGCGAAAAGCCCGCGAAGGAACCCGCGAAAGAACCCGTGAAGGAGGAAGCCAATGCGGAAGCGTAAGGCAACTGCTAATTCCCAATTGTTCTACCGCTCATTCGAGTTGAGGGCGGCGGAGTTCGACGAGAAGAGCGGCACGGTCCCGGTGACGTTCTCCAGCGAGGCGCCGGTCCAGAGGTGGATGGGGGCGGAATACCTTCTGCACGACAAGGAGAGCGTGGACCTGGGGCGGCTGCGGACGATGGGGAGCGCGCTGTTCAACCATGACCGCGACAAGATTATTGGCCCCGTTACGGAGCCGAACATCGGCCCGGACCGCCGAGGTCATGCGCTGATCGGCTTCGACGACACCGAGGACGGCCGGACCGCGCGAACGCGCGTGAAGGCCAAGAGTTTGCGCGGCGTGAGCGTTGGCTATCAGATCCTCAAGGCGCGGATCGTGGAAAAGGACGAGGTGTATGAACACCCTGTCATCGGAAGAATTGACGGCCCGGCGTTCATCGCCCTGCGCTGGGAACCGATTGAAATCAGTCTGACGCCGGTGCCCGCCGACGGCACGGTGGGGGTCGGTCGTGACGCTACCCGGTCGCTCGACGGGATTGAAATCGAGCTTGTGAGTCCACCCCCGAAGGAGGAGGAAGTCATGGACAAGCGGATGAGGGAGTACCTCGAAAGCCGAGGGCTGGACGCCAAGGCGACCGAGGAGCAGGCGTGGGAGTTCCTGAAAGGACTTCCGAAGGACGACCAGCGCATGGTTCCCAAGCCGGAGCCGAAACCGGAGGAGAAGCCGGCGCAGGGCGGTGTGCCGAGCGCATCTGGTCGGATGACCCGGAAGCTGTACGACCAGGCGGTTGCGGCCGGGGAGTTGGAACTTGCCGTGCGGCTGCACGCTGCGGAGGGAAAGAGCGACGCCGAGATCACCGACGCCATCCTGGCGGCGGTTGCGATCAAGCGCGGCGCGCCGGCCGGTCCCGGCAAACCGGAGGACAAGAAGGGCCTGGCGGGGATGAGCGACGCCGAGTTGGCGGGCGCGATCAACGCGCCGGCGCTGATGAGTTTCAAGGACTGATCGGACTGATCGGACGGATAGGACCGATAGGACGAAAAGGCAAAAGGCAATTTACTTGGAGGCAGGACGGACATGGCGACGAACAAGTACCCGTGGTTCAAGAGCATGGGGGGGGACATCAAGCCCCTTATCCTGCGGATTTTGGTGGCCGCAGGCAGCACCGCCGCGATCAAGCGCGGCGAAATCTGCAAGGTCGGGAAGTCCACCGCGCGGACGGCGGCTCCGGCGACCAGCGGCGACACCTCGGCGCTGGTGATCGCCAACCAGGAGCAGAAGGCGGACGACGTGGCGCGGTACATGGAGTTCATCGTGCCGCGGCCTGAGGACGTGTTCGAGTTCCCGCTGGCCGCCGCGCGCGCGGTGGTGGTGGGCGACCCGCTGGCCATCTCGGACAGCGAGACGCTGGCGTACACCGCGGCTGGGACGAACGCCGTCGCGCGCGTGTGCGGCGACGAGAACACCCCGCGCCCGGAGGAGAAGAGCGTGACGCTGCGCAGCCTGACCAACGTGCGCGTGGCGTTCGACGAGCAGGCGTCGTACTTCGGCGAGATCAGCGGAAATTCCTAACAGGTGTGCGCGGCGCACCGCTCGGACCGATCCGACCGATCTGACGAAAAGGCAAAAGGCAATTTACTTGGAGGCAGGACGGACATGGCGACGAAAAGGAAGTTGATTCAAGGCGTGCAGATCGGCGGCGCAGGGATGGACCTGGCCGCGCTGCGCGCGTTGGCGAAGGGCGCGCCGGCGGAGTTCGTGGCGCGGACGCAGAAGCTGATTGACAGCGGGGAGATCAGCTTCGCCACAGCGCGGAAGCTGGACCTGTTGTACGCGGCGCTGCGCGACGTGGAGGTGAAGGTGACGATGCCGGACGAACTGGGCATCCAGCGTGCCATCACCACCTCGGCCTTCCCGATCCTGTTGGGCGGGATGGTCGTCAAGGCGGTGAACGACGGTTACGAGCAGTACCCGACCATCGGCGACCAGCTCGTCGAGGACCTGGAGGACAGCGCCGCCGTCACGGTCATCGCCGCGCTGCGCGGGATGGACAAGAAGGCGGACGAGGTGAAGGAAGGGGACGACTTCCCGGAGATCAGCGCCTCGGACGAGAAGTTCGAGATCGGGGAGAAGCGCAACGGGCGCACTCTGCGGATCACGGCGGAGACCATCGAGCGCAACCAGATCGGCGACATCGTGCGGCGCGTGAACGCCCTGTCGCGGATTGCGAACGTCTCGGTCGAGAAGCAGACCCTCCTGCGGGTGTGCGACGTGTACGGGTCCGGGACCTCGGCGGCGGCCCCCTACGTCTATCGCCCGAACGGTTCAGGCGCGAGCCTGTTCAGCGCGTCGGCGAACACCCCCGGCACGCGGGCGCCGAGCGGGACGAGGATTCAGAACAACGCGCTGGCGGACGAGACGGACCTGACGGCCATGCGCACGCGGATCCTCACCCTGCGGGACGAGTTCGGCGAGCCGCTGCCGCTGAACTGGAACGAGGCGATTCTGTTGCACCCGGAGACGCTGGGCGAGATCGTGAACAAGATCAAGTCCAGCGAGCTCATTCCCGGCACCACCAGCAGCAACGCGGTCAACCCGTTCGGCCCGAGGGGCCGGTATGCGGGCTGGACGCCGCTGGGGAGCGGGATGCTGGACGCGCACATGGACACCACGAGCTGGTACTTCGGCTGGCCCAAGCGGCAGTTCGTGCGCAAGTGGGCGCTGCGGTACGAGCTCGTCACGCTCGGCATGGACACCCAGGCGTACCTGAACAGCCGGATCGCCTTCCAGGCGCGCATCGCCTGGAACTGCGAAGTCGGCGCGACGGACTACGTGTACTGGATCCAGAGCCTCAGCGGGACGACCGCCCCGTCGGCCCCGGCGATCTAGGCAAACGAACCTATCCCCTGGTCCTGCGGTGGCAGGGCCAGGGGAACAGGTTGGATTGGAAGGATCGGACAAATCCGACCGATCAGACAGGCCGGGAGGGCCGATGGGCTACGCCGAGCAGAAATTGCAGTTCCGCAGCCAGACGCTGGCCGACGAAGGGGAAGCGATCCTCGTCAGCTTGGACGGCACGACCGAACTTGCGCGTGTTGCCGTCGTTCAGCGCGGCATACCCCAACCCCTTGCAGAGACCCCCGGCGTATTGCGAAGGCAGATCACCGTCATGCTGGCCAACGACGCGACGCTGGGCGTTTTGGCGTCGGCCATCATCAGGGGGCAGTTCTACGTGAAGATGGCGCTGCGGCAGGGGGGGACGGCGGAGATTCTGCGGAGCATCGAGGTGGTGAGCCAGGACGAAGCCTGGATAGTGCTGGAGGCGCAGTAATGGCGGTTCTGGAAATCGAGATTGACCAGGAGACGATGCGCGCGGTGGGGGAGCAGTTGAAGGCGTTCCCCGGCGCGATTGCGGTGGTGTTGAAGCGCGCGATTGACCGCGCAGTGGCGCACATCAAGAGCCGCGAGGCGAAGCTGATAGCGGCGCATTTCGGCATCACGCAGCGGCAGGCGCGCGAGCGGCTGTGGATACGAAAGGCGAACACGTTCAACTTGGAGGGACGCGCGCGGACGGGCAAGATCGGCTGGCCGCTGATCCTGTTCGACCCGGAGCAGGGGGACCGCGGCGTCCGGGTGCGCGCGGGGCGCGAGGTGTTCATTGCGCACGCATTCATCCAGACCATGCCCGGGAGCGGGCACGTGGGGGTGTTCAGCAGGTCGGCGAACTGGGCATGGCGCGACAAGAAATCGCCCGGCGGCTGGACCCGGACGGGCCTGCCTATTTTCGAGGAGCGGACGGAATCCAGCGCGGTGGCGCTGATGTCGTCCAATGCGCCGGCGGAACTACTGAAGGAAGCGGAGGAGATTGTGGCGCGGAGGCTGTTTGAGGAAGCGGAATTGATCTGGTCGGGCAAGCGCGGGTACGCGGACCGCGGCGCAGCGTGAAACGGCAACGGGAACGCAACAGAGAAAGGGAAAGCATATGACGACCGACAAATCTGAGGGTTGCCAGTTTGGAAAGGCGAACCGCGCGATTCTGTACAGCTTCATCACCTTGAGCAGCCTGGCGATCATGTGCTTTTCCATTATCGCAGTCGCGCACGCGAACGCCCAGGCGGAGACGCTGCGGGCGATTGTGGAGCGGGCGAAGGACCAGGAAGACAAGGTCGGCGAGGCGGCTGTTCAGAATGCTCGGATGGCGGAGCAGGTGCGATACATCAGCGAAACCGTGAGGCGCATTGAGGGGAAGTTGGACGGTCAACCGAAGGCGGGGGCTGCGTCCGAAATGACCAACCCGCCGGGATAGGAGAAAAACATGCGTAAGATCGGAATCGCCCTGCTGTTGGGCGTATGCCTTGCTTTGGCGGGCTGCACACCCAAGACGGACAGCATCGCGCACCCCGGAACGATGGTGACTGCCGCCCAGTTGCAGCAGGAGATCATCGTCCTGACCGGCGACCTGGACAAAGATGCGCTGGCGCTCAAGGGCGCAGCCGACGCGCTCGCCGTCAAAGTGGAGCTGCACAATATTGCCGTGAAGGTCTTGAACGACCGCGCGGCGGCGGCGCAGGCCGACCTTGCGCAGCAGGAGGAGACGCGCGCGGAAATCTGGAACATCGCAAGCGGGGTTCTCACAGCGGGGATTCCCGCAGCGACCGCCGCGTCCGGACCGCTGGCGCCCATCGTCGGCGGCGGACTGACTCTTGGACTCGCCGCGCTCACCGTATATTTCAGACGCAAGAAAAACCAGGCGCAAGATGTGAACAACGTCCTCGTTCCGGCGATAGAAAAGGTTGAGCCAAAGATGCCCGGCGCCAAACCGTCCGGCCCGGTCAAGGCTGAGATTGCAGCCAACACCACCCCGGCGGTCACGGCTGAAATCGCGGCGATCAAGGCAGGCTTGGGTATCTGAGAAGGGATAGACCATGAGCGCGCCGGCACAACCGACCCTTTCGATAGTGAACGACAACACGGGGACATCCGCGACGGCGACGATCACCGGGACGGCGGGGGTCACGCACGGACTGTACTACCGGAAGGTCGGGGATGCGGCGTGGACGGCGGGGCTGACGCGCGTGGGGAACGGGACGATTGTGCAGACGGGGCTGACGGCGGGGACGCGGTACAGCTTCCTTGTGGTCTCCTCGAACGTGGACGGGAACAGCCTGCCGTCGAAATGCGTGTTCCTGGAAATCTGCGCGGCGACGGCGGTGCGGGAGTTGTGCGCGCTTGAGGTGAAGGCGCTGCTGGACGAGCTGGTGGCGGAGACGCGGCTGTCGGCCGCGCATCGTCCGGCGCATTACGTCCTGCCGACCTCTCCGAAGCACCTGGAGGCGCACCTGTACCAGCTCGACCCGGCGCCGTGCGAGCAGGAGACGGAGAACTTCAGCGAGACGTGGTGGTGGCAGCCGTTCGCCATAGACATTTACGTGCAGCGCGCCGAGTCGGCGACGACGGCGGTGGACCCGGTGCTGACGGAGGTTGAGGCGCGGACGCACGCGAAGCTGGCGGCTGGCCCGCGCCTGAACGGGAAGGCTATCCGCACCGAAGTGCGGCCGCCGCAGTTCTTCAAGCACGGCGCGCAGTACGAAGGAGTGCGCGTGAATTTCTGGGTGCTGTACGGCACCCGTGACACCGACCCGTTCACGAACGCGGCCGGCACAGTATAAAGAGGAGGGACGCAAATGGCGAACGCACCGAGGCTCAAGAGGATCCGGCTGCTGGCGGCGAAAATCGAGACGACCCCCGGCGACATTGAGACGCTGGCAGCGGAGGATGCGGTGTTCCGGGTGTTCAACCTGCTGCTCAACCCTGACACGGAGATGGAGGAGCGGCCCGCGCAGGCGGGGTTCGGGTACGACCCGGCGGTTCCGGGGGCGCGCAAGGGGCGGTGCCGGTTCAGCAGCTACCTGTACGGCGCCACGGCGACCCCGGCATGGGCGGCGACGTTCCTGCCGAGCATCGGCATGGGGAGCACGGGGACGGCGTACAAGCTGGACCCGCGGGTGCCGGAGATATCAGGCTCGCCGCTTCACACCCTGACGCTGGCCGGCTACCAGAACGGGACGAAGAAGGCGGTCTTTGGCGCGATGGGGAACGGCAAGTTCACCTTCCCGGCGGGCAAGTGCGCATTCGGGGAGTTCGACTACCCCGGCAAGTGGGCGAGGAAGGCGGACATCGCCATCCTGGTCCCGACCTACGACGCGCTGCCTCCGCTGCGCGTGGTGAGCAGCGAACTGGCCATCGGGGCGAAGACCCCGAAGGTCGCCCAGGTGACGATTGACCTGGGGAACGTGGTGCATCTGCGCGAGGACACGCGCGACGCGCTGGGGATACACAGCGCGGTGATCGCCAACCGCAAGACGATCCTCACGCTGGACCCGGAGAGCCGCCTCGTGGCCGAGGAGGACTGGTACGGCGACTGGCTGGCGGGGGCCGAGGCCAACCTGACGCTCAAGTGCGTGGCCGGCGACGACCTGCTGACCGTCACGGCGACGAAACTCCAGATTCAGCGGATCGAGGAAGCGGACCGCGAGGGCGTGGAGACGGAGAGCCTCCAGTGCTCGCTGAACGCGGACGACCTGACGTTCACGTTTGAGTGATCGGACGGATTAGACCGATCCGACGGATATCTCAGGTGCGCACAGCGCACCGCTTTGTGACCGGGAGAGAGCCATGTTGAGCACGAAGCAGACGTTTGTGGTGGGGATGGGGGAGAAGGCGCACGACCCCCTCCCCACGGATCCGCAATTCGAGTTCCGCTATCCGACCTGCGAGGAGTGGTTCGAGATATGCGGGCTGGTCAACGAGAAACTGAGCAACGAGGAGTTCATCCGCAAGGTGCTGGACCTGCTGATGAAGTTCGGCAAGGTTGGCCGCAATCTGGACGCCGGAAAGAGCATTGCCGCGCTGCTGGTCCCTGCGGACGCGGTTGAACTTTATCATCGCTTCCGCACGGGGGCGATTATGAGGCCAGAACAGGCAAAAAACTCCGAATCGCCGTCGCCCACGGGTGGCGGCGAATCTGCAACGGCAGATGCCCCGACCTCAGCACAGGCGGAAAGTGCCCCGACGCCCCAAGCGTAGCGGAGCCGTTCGAGTTCGACTGCGTGGAGTGCGATGGGGCCGGATGCGAGGTCTGCAACGGCAGCGGGGTCATGGCGCTGACGCAGTGCCCGCGGATGGTGATTACGGCGCAGAGCGGGCAGATTGTGATGCTGGCGGAGTTGTTCAAGAAGGGATTGCCGCCGGTCCACGGCGGGACGCTGGACCAGACGGAGGCGTTCTTGCAGGCGGCGCGGTTCGTCTGGGCGGAGCAGGCGGCGTGCGAGGCGGAAGCGACGAAACGAAGGGAATGATGGATGGCTGACGAAAGCAAAGGGCTTGAACTGATCGTCCGGGCGCGGAACGAGGTGGGCGTCAGCATGACGCGCCTCAACGCCGACCTGGAGAAGATGCAGGCGGAGACCTACCGGCTGAACCACAGCGCGCGGGAGACGGAGCGGCACGATGTGGACCTGCATTTCGAGGGGTTGCGCGCCAGGCACGAGTCGCAGCAGAAGCTCCTGACGGAGATAACGAAGAAGAGCGCGGACGAGCGCGCTGCCATCGAGACGCGGGCGCGGACGCTGGGCCGGCCATATTCCACAGGCGAAGAGGAGCAGCTTGGGAAGCTGGCGAAGCGCGGCGAGCAGATTGCGGCGATGGAGACGAAGCTGGGGGAGGTGCGGGCGGCGGCCGCGGAGAAGGAGACGGCGCAACGGCGCGTTCAGGCGGACAAGGAATCGGAGCAGGACACCGAGCGGCTGGTAGCGGCGGAGAAGTACGCCGACGCGGAGAGCGCCAGCCAGGAGCGCTACGTCCGGGAGCAGATGGACCGCATCGGCGAGGTGCGCGAGGCGGAGGCGGCGGAGTGGAACAACAGGCTGGTGGATGCGGACAAGTTCGCGCAGGCGGAGCGGGAGACGGCGGAGCGGACGAAGGCGGACAAGGTGCGGCTGGCCGGGGAGATGTACGACGCGACGCACACGGCGCGGCAGAACGAGATCCGCTCGGCGATGGAGCACTTCAGCCAGATGAAGCAGTTGCACCTGGAGGACGGAGAGTGGCGCACGAAGGTTGCGGAGGCGGCGCGGGCGAAAGTTGCGCAGATTAACAAGCGGTACGACGAGCAGGAGGAGGGGGGCGGGGCGGTGATGCGGGGGCTGATGCGCGCGGCAACGCGCATCCTGGGCGTCACCACGGCAGTCCGCGTGGGAATCGGCACGGCCGGTTATTTAATGGGCGTTAGCGAAACCGCGCGAAATTTGCAGGACAGCGGGGGCGGCGACTCGCTGCGGCTAATTCTCCAGCAGCGCCAGGCTGCGCGTCAGGTCGCATGGCAGATACCCATCGTCGGTTTCACCATCGCGCAGTTGATGAAGAACATGTCCGATGATTACTCGGTGGAGAAACTCGCCAAGGGGGTTGATACGAGCGCGCGCGCCTCCGCCGGCGCACGCGAATATGCCGCGCAGCGAACAAGCGGCGCGGGGCGCGCGGCCCTTGAGGCGCAAGGGGCTGGGGCGCTGGAACTGCGGTTTGCCGACCAGGCGGCGGCCGTCAGAAATCAAGCATTGAAACGACATGCCCTGGCGCGCGAGGCGGAAGATGCCGCAAAGACCGCGCGTGACGCGGACGAACGGGTGGGCAAGGCATGGGACTCCATGTACCGTTTCGGATATCAGCGAAACGCCGCCACGAATGAATATGTCGCAAGCGTTACGGCCAGGGTTGAAGCGGGGGCCAGCGCGCACACTGCGATGCTCGCGCTGAACGAGGCCAGAATCGCCGACGCGAAAGAGTCCGCTGAAAAGCAGACGATTCTGGAGCGCGACTTGGAAGATGCCCGCACCACATACACCAAGTCGGGGGTCACGGTGCGAATAGCCGAGGAAGAGAAAGCGGCGAACCAACTGATTCGGATTCTGAGAGAGCGGAACCAGTCTGTGGTGGGGATTGAGGCTGAACTGGCCCGCCGCGTTCGCGCTATTCGGGAAGAAGAACAGACCAACTATAAACTCCAGACGCTGGCCGCGCAGGCGCCGACGCGCTCGATAGTCGAGCAGCAGAGGCGAGACTGGGAAGAGTTGATTACCCGCCAGAAGCTCGATCCGGGGCTGAAGGACAATCCCGCCGCCACGGCGTCGCTCCACGAGAAGCAGCAGGATGCCATGCGGGCGACATGGGCGATGCAAAAAGAGGACGTGGCGCACGCGCTGGATTATGAGCGGAAGATCGCCGACATGACGGGCGGGGCGGCGGTTGCCGAGGCGCGGGCGCGGGAGGTGGAAGCACTCAAGGAATCCTTCCGGGAGAAGGAGCGGGCGTACCAGGACGACGCCTGGATGATGGCGCGGATCGTCGAGACGCGCGACGCGCAGGAACGGGCGCGGACGCGCCAGTGGGCGCGCGAGGACGCGGAGTTCGCCAGAGACCAAGCCACGCAACGGTTCATGCTGGAGAACATGGGCGAGAGTATGGAGTCCGCGAAGCGGCGCGAGCATAAAGCCGCTTACGAAGCCTACAGCGCCGAGTGGAAGACGGCCGACCCGGCAAGGCGGCGGGAACTTGAGCAAACATACTTTGCAGGCGAGAAGGAGCGCAATGCGCGGTTCGGCAGGCAGGAGACGGATCGCTCCGGGTCGCTTCTGGTTGAGTCGCTGCGCATGGCCGGCAGGGGGGCGGAGGCGGAGGCGCTGGAGCGCCGGATGCAGTTCGAGGCGTCCCTGCGCGGGACGGAAGACCCGGCGGAGCAGGCGATGCTGCGTGCGCGGTTCGGCTACCAGGAGGCTGCGCAGGCTGGGCGCGGGCAGGGGCGGTACGAGACGGCCACGTCCGCCAGCCGGTTCCTGACGCACACGCCGGGGTACACCGATCCGATGATGGCCGCGGGCGGGGTAATGCGCAAGGCGGCGGACGATTTTCTGAAAGCGGTGGAAGCCTTTGCTAAGGCGAAGGGGATCACGATTGAGAAGGTGGAGACCTTCCGGGGGAGGTCGTAATGGCGCTGGTGAACGTCAAGGAAAGCTGGAGCAAGGCGAACTGCGCGATAGGGCGCGGCGCCAGCGCGGGGATCATCGAGGGGACGGCGGCGAAGGGGTTCACGGTCCTGTTCAACTCCTGCTCGAACAGCAACGTGCTGCTGGCGGTTTTAGCCAACGACGGGGTGCAGCACGTGCCGGCGCTCGGCGAGGCTTTTGACGTGGCGAATCCGGGGATGTTGTGCCGGCGGGTGCGCGTGGTGAACCCGCTGGGGCCGCTGCTGTATGAGGTGCTGGCGGAGTACGGGACGGCGAACTCCGTGCTGGGCGTGCCGGTGGCTGCGCCGCGCATCCAGTGGGCGGGGCAAAAGGTGATGGAGGCGGTGAACTTCGACGCGGCGGGCGTGGCGTACAAGAACAGCATCGGGGACATCATCACGGGGGTGCAGAGGCCGTTCTACGACCTGGTGTACACGCACACGCGGAACGAGGCGGCGGCGACGTTCGCCAAATCAGGGTATCGCGGGACGCTGAACAGCGGGTCGCAGACGCTTGACGGCACGTCCTACGCGGCGAAGTTGTGCCTGATGGAGAACATCCAGGCGGCGCGCGTGCTGTCCGTTGACAACTGGTACTACTGGGAAGTGACCTACACCATCATCATCCGAAACACGATAGTGGGGGCGACGGATTACGGCTGGCAGCGGCGCGAGTTGAACAAGGGGCCGCGCTATCGCCCGACGGCCGGAGCGGCGCCGAAAATGGTAAAGGATTTGGACGGCCGGAGCGAGGCGCGGCTGGCGGCTGATGGGACGCTGCTGGCGGATGCCGCAGCCGACATAGCGGTGCTGTTTGACGACTACTCGGCGGTGAGCTGGGCGGCGCTGGGGTTGTCAACGTCGTGACGGGAGCGCCGTTGCGCCCCGCTATGACCGATAGGCCCGATAGGACTGATACCGTGGCGGAGAACGACGAAAAAGTTATCGCGCTGGGCGAGGAGGCGGTTGCGGAGATCGCCGTCGTCCTGGCGGAGCACCGTATGCCGCTGCGGCCCGGCGCGCCCAGGCCGGCCCCGCCGGATGTGTACCTGCCGACTGTGCCGTTCAAGAACGTCAGCGGCTTTGCCTTGCCCGAGGGCGGTATCGGATGGGTTGAGGGCGGGGAGACCGACGGCGTCTCGCACAGCGTCACCCGGCCGGAATATCCGGGGATCAGCCGGTGCATCATCGCGGCGACTCCGGTGCCGGATGGGGAACATGGGCGCGGGTACACCGGCTTTCAACCCTGCTCAATCCTCCTGGCCGATTATGCCGGAACTGATGTGGGGGATTTCGTCGGGACCGGCAAGGACCTCTTCACCGCCGTCAAGTATCCCGGCGGCCTCTTCCTGGTGCTGGCGAAGCTGACGACGCCCTACGCGCGCGTCATCCGCATCCAGAACCGGCTCGATAACAAGATGATCCGCACCGGCGCGGGCGCGGCGGACGGCAGGCCGGTGAAGGTGCTGATACTGAACGCCAGCCACGTGGTGACGCAGACGGCGCCGAACCGGCTCGGGATCGCATCCGCATAGGAGACCCAGGTGATCATTGTCGTGGATTCAAATGGAGTCGTTTATGAGGCCGAGAACCTCGTCCCGGGTGCCGGCGAAGTGTTCACTGACGACGATGGCCTCCTGGACCTGTCCGCATACAGCACGACGGACTACGGAGACGGCGTCACCCTGTGGGGCGGACTCCTGTGAGCCGCGCGGGGCTGGCCCGCGTGGTCCTCAGGTGCGCTCTGTGCACCGCGCTGATCGGATTGCTCATGTTCATTGATGAGTTCAATTATAACTTCGGCGTCACGCTGGACACGACCGGCGCGTGGAGCGCCAGCGGAGCGGCTTGGACGGCGGATGGCGCAGGCGGCGTCACTCCGGCAGCATATTTTGGCGAAAAGCTCGGCGGCAACATCGCCATTTACGGGCGGTCATGCCGCCACCACAATCAGACAGTCCTCATCCGATTTCGCACGCCCACCTTTTACTACGAAGCGGGATGTGTGCTGCGCGCAGAAGCGGGAAGAGCGGCTTATTATTTCGCGATGCTCTGCTATTACGGAGAGGGAGCAGACCCCTCATTTTTGCAGATCTGTAAATCGGTGGGTGGGGTACGTTCCTGCCTAGCAACCGTCCCGGCCCCCGAGGTGGGGGCGGGCGAGGAATGGGATCTGGAATTTTCCATCTCAGGCGTCAATCTGGCCGCGCGGTGGAAACGGGCCGCCGATTCCTGGGATGATGGATTCGGCCCTGTCAACATCCACGACAGCGATATTGGGGATTACGTGCTGGTCGGGGTTGACCTGGAGCCCTGCTTCTACGGTGGGATTTATGGGCAGTGCCGTGATTACCTCCATTTTAACGATCCGACCATTTTGCGGTTTGAACAAACCTGGTCGGATGCGGCGTTTCTGGTCGTGGATTCCAGCGGAACGGTGTATTCGGCTGACGCCATTGACTCCGGCCCGGGCGAATACTTCCGGGATGTGTATGGCGCCCTCGACGCCTCCAGCTACGCCACTACCCATCTGGGCGATTCAGTCATGCTGATCGGAGCGCTGGGCTCCGTGACGACGCTGACAAGCACCACCACGACGACCAGCACGACTACGGCAACGACCTCCACAACCACGACTTCAACCACCACCACGTCAACCACTTCAACGACCTCAACAACCTCAACAACCTCGACCACCACAACGTCCACGACGTCCACCACGTCAACGACTTCAACCACCAGCACGACGAGCACCACCTCGACCACCAGCACCACGTCAACGACGACGACCACAACGACGACGACCACAACGACGACGACCACAACGACGACAACCACGACGACTACCACTACAACGACGACCACCACAACAACGACGACCACCACAACAACGACGACCACCACAACAACGACAACGACTACCACTACAACGACGACCACCAGCACCACCAGCACAACGACGGCGGGCGACGGCCCGCCCATTGAACCCACCAAGTGGTATTGCGTGGAAATGGCCACATGGTCCAACCTGACCTGCACCGACCCCCGCGAATCCACTCTCTACAATTGCACACCGGGCTCCGCGATACCTGCCTGGAAAACTTGTACGATCATCTCTTCGGTCAGGTCGAGAAAATGGATTTGGAAAAAGGGGCCATTCAACTCTTCAATACTCTGCGCAACCGCAGGGTGCCCATAGTGGCGCACAAGCGCCTGAGCGGTGCGCAGTGCGCACCTGTCAGGTCGCGGTACTGCGACAGGGATAAAGCGATGGTGACAGGGACAGAAATGTCAGGGCTTAAGCAACGATTCCCAGGGAACGTATTGGATAACGAACACGGGGGATTTCCCGTTGTTCGCCAGCGGGTGAGTAGTAGAGCTGGTGATATTATAAAGTCCAATGAGATGAAGAGAATGCATTTGACCGGCAGGCAGATTCTGAAGCCAGAGGAATTTGCCGTCCCATTTGACAAGCGCAGACGTGTCGTCAAACTCCTTGACGGCTGCGAAAGGGGAGCATGTTATGGAAACGATTTTGCCTTCTGCGTTCCTGCCGACAATCGAGGGGAACATCCCCACATTCCCGACCTTCAGCGTCGCCGCGTCAATGCGGATCGTCGCCTCAAGCGTAAGGCGCTTTTCAGGGTCGCCCGCGGCCTCCTCGTTGGCGTAGTACTCCTTCACGAATGTCCGCAGCTTGGCGCTCTGCGCCTCAGTGAGAGGGACAACTGGAGTGCCAGCCAGGAGCTTCGCGGTGAGAACCAGCGATATCAGAACCGTCAGGGCAAGTTTCATAACAGCCTCCCTTCTGAGGATTCGTGGGCTGAAGCCCGCGCTACACTAAATAGTATGAGGCCCTGGCGGGCCGCTGTCAAGGAGAAATGCGATGCCGCTTGACTGCCCGCACGGCGGGCCGTGGATGGATGAGGAGCGCCGCCCGTTCGGCGGTGTGCTTGGTCGAACCGCGCAGGGTGGGCCTGTGGGCCGAGAGAGGGGCGCGCAAGCGCTCCCGATGCGCACCTGCGCCTTAATCAAGGGCGGGTGCGCGACGTGTGGACCAGCATATATCCACTATGACTCCTGCAAGGATTGCTCAGGCAGGGATGATGGAACTTCCGTAGCGTCTTGGACCTTGAATGACCAAATGGCAACACTCTTTATAGGTAATCCCCTGCTGGAAAACCTTGAACCGCTGGTGAAGCGTTCCAGAACCGACGCGGAGGATGCGCTGGTAAGGGCCGTAAGGATCGGATGCCTGACCACAATGCAGGCCAAAACGCTGGCGGCCGCCCTGAGTGCCGCCGAACGGGCGGAGGCGATATGACCGTTATTGACGACAGAATAGACCAGGCGGCTGCGGAGCTGGAGGAGAAAGGCCCCCCGATCTGCCTGCCGTGCGAACAGGCCGCGGCGCACATGGCCTCGCTGAAAAACGCGCCGGGGATCACCAACGTCCGGCTGCGTCCTCTTGATGTCTCCATCGTCATCACCGCACTCAACGAGCATGAGTGGCTGCCCCGGACGCTGGCCAGCATCAGGGAAACGGCCCCGGAGGCTGAGATCATCGTCGTTGACGACTGCTCCGATCCCCCGCTGGGGACCCTCCGTAGCTCTCTGCCGCCGAAGGCTAAGGAGAGCGAAGGAGGGCCGATCCGCCTTTTCCGCAACGAGCGACGCCTCGGCATGGCGCGCAGCCGGCACATCGGCTGCCGCCTCGCCACGCATCCGCGCATCATCCTGGCCGATGCGCATGAGCTGTTCAAGGCCGGGGACATTGCCACGATGTCCCAGGCGATTGAGCTGCTTGGCGGGTTCATCTACGCGACGCCGAACGACTACCCGCCGGTCGAACTGCGCGACTACGAAGGGCTGTACCGCAACAAGTGGATGGGCTTCCGCCCCCACGGCGACAAGGCTATGCCGGAGACGGGCATAATGGGGGGCCTCTATGGCTTCCGGCGCGAGCTGATTGACCGGATCGGCGGCTGGCCGGCGCTGCCCGGGCACACGTACTGGGAGGAGGCGTTCTGGGCGATCTACTGCCGCAAGGCCGGGGTGCCGATCCACTGGCTGCCGACGGTGAACCATTGGCACCTGTTCCGCACGTCAATCGAGGCTGAGGCGACCGAGTCGTTCCCCATGACGCCATACCGCACCGACGACGACATGTACCTGGTGAACCTCGCGGCGATTTACCGCCTGCTGCACGACGACGCGGACTGGGCGAAGTGGCGTGCGAAACTGCTGGCTGGCGTGACGTTCGACAAGGGCACGCTGCAGGAGCAGACCTACCAGGTCCCCGAACACGTGCTGCAGATGGTCGAAACGCCGGAGATGGAGGAGTACGGGGAGAAAATCAGAGCAACGTTTCGGACAAGATGAACCAGATTACATAGATATCTTTGTTATCTCGTTATCTTGTCAAAGTAGTTTTCATAAACCGGGAGGAGGAAGAGATGAAGGTATGCCTGCTGTTGACGAGCTGCAACCGCGCGGCGGAAATCGTGGAGGCGACGCGCGCGAATTTGGAGGTGCTGGGATCCGCTGCGCTCCCGGTCATCATTGCCGACTGCTCGACGCCCGGCCTGAACTACACTCAGGTTCACGCCCAGCCGAACGCCGGAGGCATCAACTCATGGATTCCCCCGGAGTCGTTCGACACGGATTATCACAAGCTGGAGGCGTTGAACCCCGTCGCGCTCCTCCACGTGGACTGGATTCAGAAGCAGGCGGGTGACATGGCGCTGACGAACCTGGGCTTGCAGGAGGCGCGCCGCCTGGGGTTCGAGGTGGTGATCAAACTGAGCGGATCGCACCGGATCAAGAAGAACGTCCTCCCGATAGCGCAGGAGACGCGGGGGATCCGCACGAAGGTATTCCACGACCGCAAGTACGCCGAGAGCGGCCTATTCATCATCCACGACAGCGCGTTCGATCTGTTCGCCAACCCCGACATGGCAGTGGTGCGCGGCCCGGACCTGCTGTACGCCGAGAGCCGCCTCTACCGCTTCGGCAACGCCGCGCTGGAGGACTGGCCGGACTTCCTGGACTATTACAACTACCGCGCCGCGCGGGCCTGGGACTGGTCCTGCGTGGCGGATCAACTTCCCACCGTTCTGCACCTGCTGGAGCACATCATCGGCGGCGACATGCGCGGCGACGTGCTGTGGCTGGCGGAGCAGTTGAAGGCCGCAAATCCTCGCAACGTGCTGGAACTGGGCGTCAGGGACGGCGTCTCCACCCTCGCGTTTCTGGTCGCGCTGAAAGAGAGCGCCAATCCCGCGCCGATGGACAGCGTGGACATCGTGGAGAATCCCGAATGCACCCGGCGGATCCAGACGCTGGGGCTGGCCGGGAACTGGACGTTCATCAAAGAGGATGACCGGGAGTTCCGGAAAGGGTGCAGGGCGGGGATTGACTTCATCTTCCTGGACACCAGCCACGAGTACAAGCACACGGTTTGGGAGCTGGAGAACTACTGCCCGCTGCTGTCGGAACATGGGCGGATGATATGCCACGACGTGAAGAGCCATCCGGCCGTGCGCCAGGCGCTGGATGAGTTCGCCGCGGCGCACCCGGAGTTCGACGTGAACTATCGGCTGGACCCGTCGCAATGCGGAATGGGGATCGTGACGCGCAAGGCGAGGACTGTCACCACCACAGAGGATACAAAAATGCAGAACGCAGAGTGCAGAGCGCAGAGCGCAGAAGTAAAGGACCTGAAACGGCCATTGGTCAGTTGCCTGACGGCTACCGCCGGGCGCTTCAGCGTGCTGCGCGAGGCGCTGGGGTGCTTCCTGGCGCAGGACTATGAGCCGCGCGAGATGATCATACTCAACAACCACCCGACGCCGATTGTTCCAGAGGGAAACCCTCCGAAATGGACGGACGGTTCCTATCAGGTGGAGCTTGGAGGGGCTGGCGTGCTGCTGCGAATATACAACGAGCCGAAGTACGCCACGCTGGGCGACTGCCGCAACCGGCTGCTCGAGCTGGCGCGCGGCGAGTACGTCCGGACATGGGACGATGACGACCTGTATCTCCCCTGGGCGATCAGCCAGGGAGTGGAGATAATCAAGACAGCCCACGCTCACGGCAATTTCAATACGGCCGCCAAGCCGTCGCGTAGCTGGGCGTGGCGCGTGGACAAGGACGAATGGAGCCTCGATGACAACGTGTTCGAGGCGGCGATGACTGTCGAGACATTTGTGGCTCGGAGGTATGGTTACAAACCCGGCGGCGGGGATGAACATTTCCCGCTGCTTGACGGTATCCAGAGGGAGGGGGGATGTAGACTCGTAGATGTAGGCTGGCGCGCCTCCTACGTCTATCGCTGGGGAACGAATCTTCAGCGGATCTCCGGCACGCTGGGGCTAAAGGACGCAGAGGGCAAAGAGCGCACCCTTGCTGATCGCACGGCGGAATGGGTGGAGAAGAATCAGGACGACGGCGCTGGGCAGGTGCTCACTCCCGCTGACATTCGGCCCTATATCCTTGCCTTCGCGCGCGCGTCTGCCGAGAAGTTCCCCGAGAACAAGGCTGAGATCTTCAGGATGCCCGGCATCCCGGCGGAAATCAGGACTCCCCCGGAGGAGTTGCGCATTCCGGGCATGGCCGAGCCCGCCAAGCTGGTGTCGCCTGGTGAAAATAGGTCCAATCCGTCCACTCAGTCCAAGCCATCCACGGACGTCGTTGTCATCGCCGACTGCTGCGGCGTCACCGGCTCGTATCTGTATGTTCGCGTGAAGGGCCAATGGCACCATCTCTCGTGGGTGCATTGTGATCAGAAGAAGGGCGCGATCCACGTCAGCAGCGACCCGGCGAAAGCTTGCCACAACTGCGGACACCTGTTCAGCGGCGAGACCCCCGCGCGTCGCTACCATCCCGGCGCGCAGAAGTGGATGGATAAACACATAAAGGCGCTGCCATGAGCGAACAGCACGTCGTTATTCTTCCACCCTGCGCCGAACGCGGAGAGTGGCAGGATCGTCACGGCGGGACGGTTGGCGTTTGTGCGCCATGCCGCAAGCACAAGCGCTACATGACCCCCAGCGAATGCCGAGTCTGCCTCGCAGAGAGGCTGCACGTGGCGCCTCTAGCAGCAGGCTGATATCATCCCGGCGGCGCACCACACACCGTCGCCGGAGCCGGGCGGAGGAGGAACTCCCGGTCCTCCCCGCCCGGAGTGTTTCAAGGCTTCCTTTCTGGTTCCAGCGACTCACCTTCACGGCGAATCATGCGCGCGAAGAGTTCCATCTCCTGCGCCGTAAGTTTCCCACCGTTCAGACGGACATCCCTCCAGTCAATAGCTCCCGCACGCGCGGGAGTGGAGGCGTTATCGAGCAATTGAACAGGTCGCGCGCAGTGAGGGCAGAACTTGAATTGCTCTTGAGACGTGGGGCCGCAGCCTGCCTGGTAAGACTCCCCCTGTTTCTTGGTCCAGACGCAAGGCTTCTTCTTTTCGGATTCCCGCCTTATCGTCATTCGCATAAATTCCACAAGACTCTGCCGCTCGACCTGTATTCGGGCCCGCGCTTGATCGCGCTCCAAGATAGCTTGGTCGCGCTCGGTACACAGCATCATGATCCTGTGGGTTTGGGCCGCTACGAGTTTCTTCCGAGTCTCTTCGAGGTTCGTCGTCGGTTGCATCTTCATTCCCTCCACCCGGAACCGCCGGGCACGGCAACTTGACCTTATCTGCTTCCGCGCGCTTGCCGGTTCCACTGACGCAGCGGGATACCGCGCGGAAGATTGGTCTGCGGGCGTTTGTCTTGAGTACACGCTGGCCCGTAGTAACGATTGCTCGGCCACGAATGCTTTCCCACTTTCTGTAATCCCTTCAGCTTCATACCCAACTCCTTCAAGAACTGGATCGCAGGCAACCCGGCACATCCGAGGTGTCACTTAATGATAACTGCGCCCAGCCCACAAATTCAGTGAGCGCAAGCGGATTTTTTTCACCCCCCCCCTCGCCTTGGGCGGTTTTGGGCTGCGCGCGCCCGCGCAGAGGTCGAAAAACGTGTCTAACCGTGTTTTTGGGGGTGTCCTGCCGCCTCGCTCCCGGACGAGCATCCGAAAAGCATCAAACGCGATTCCCATTTTGGGATTCTCCTAAGTCATGCCGTAGCAACATGATACACTTTTATGATAGGCGCGCCTATCATAACCTGCGATTATGGGAAAATACTTTGCAGTCCGGCGCGCTGGAACGCCACCATTCCGGCGCGCTGATCTCCTCCGGCGCGCGATCTCCTCCGGCGCGCTGATCTCCTCCGGCGCGCTGATCCTCCGGCGCGCGATCCTCCGGCGCGCGATCCTCCGGCGCGCGATCCTCCGGCGCGCTGATCCTCCGGCGCGCGCTTAAAAAGAAAATGGCCATAGGATGATAGGACCGTCCTATGGCCATTGAAACTCTAGCGCTGATCAGGCGCTAGAGTACGCCGAATTATGGCGCCGTCCTATGGCGCCTTGCGGCGCGCGCTGATCAGGCGCGCTTGCTACTGACGTTCCCTTAATAAGCGGGATAAAAGTATCCTAGAGACTCCAGACCGCGCGCGATCCGCTTCTTTGCATCCTGAA